ACTTATGGTAAAACATTATGAGTTATCCAATTCCAGGGTACGACTACCCAAGATGTATAGAGTGTAATGAAGTTCCTGAAACTACATTAAACTTTGACGATACATGTGTACATTGTATGGCTCACAAAGTGGAGGATTGCGTATGAAAATAGTATTGCACAGACTTACGTATTATGAGGACGGTGAAAAGTTTTATGCTTACACTACCGAGTATGAAAAACTAGAAAGACTACTACTGCTATGGAAAGAAAATGGTAAAGACACTACATACGATAGAGTAGATACCTTTACTTTTACAGTAGATAAAGTAGAAATGCTTACACAATTCATTAACAAAGCTATAGCTACATACGATAGTGGTACAAACAGAAATCCTTGGTTTGAAGAAGTAGGATTATATTAGTGGACAACCTATCAGAAATGCGAGAAGTAGCTCTTAAAAGGGCTAATTACGCCTGTGAGTGGGCATATTGCACGGATAATAAATGGTTAGAACTAGCACACATACAGGGTATAGGTATGGGTGGAAACAAATCACGCAAGTATGACATCAACAATGTAGCTATCTTGTGTAAACATCACCATGATATATATGACGGTAGACAACGTGTAGGTACTAGCGTAGCTTATAGAGAACTACTTATGGGTTTTTTACAGAGAGAACGTACTACTTCTTAATTTTTTTTATCTTGCCATTCTTTGTTCTAGCAAATTTATGTGTTTTAGTTTCACGTATTAACGTTCCGTAATAAGTCTTGCCACCCCACTTCCAACTAACTCTTTTAGCCATTACCACTTCACCTTATGTGACCAATATCTAGCACTTAACTTATCAGGACTACTATCTTGTGCATTATGCCTAGCGTAATATGATTTTTTACGTGCTTTATCTTTCTTTGATTTAGGATTTTTACCTGCACCACGAACCCCTTGTTGACCAAACCTAATTAATTTTACAGTATTACCTTTTTTCGCAAGTACTGCGTGAGATTTAGTTTTATGTTTAGGTGTTCTCTTTGGTTTATTGTAACCTGAAAAACGTTCTCCACGATAAACGATTGCCATGATTACTTCTTCATTTTTTTACGCTTTGAAGAATAGCGTTTTTTCTTACCTGTTTTTTTAACGGGCATTACTTATCACCGAACCTTTTAGAATATCTATCTCTTGCTTTTTGAGTGCCTCTTAAGTCTTTTAACTTTCTATCAGCTCTCATACTTAATTCATTACTAAGTTTAGCATATCTTTTTGCACGTCTTAAAACTTCAGGACGTGCTGTATTCATACCTAATAATTGCTTACTTGCTTTACGCATTTCATCAGCAATTTTAAGTTCTTGTAAGATAAATTTTTTAGCTTTATCTTCGTTCTTAATCTTAGGCTTTTTGTGTGCCATTACTTAGTAATTTGTTTTTTAGCGTATGTCTTTACAACTGCTAGAGCAGCACCACCACCTGCAAGTGCAGCTAACTGAAGGGTTTCAGCTTCTACACCGACAAGAGGAGCGACAGTTAAAGCACCAATAAATGCTTCAATAAATGTCCATACGGCTCTTTCAATCATATCTTTAAGTTCATCACTCATTTTATAACTCCATGCTTCATTCCATGGCGTCCACGCTACGTCCTTCTTGAACGTACCATCAGAATTTCTTGCTCTCTTAAACTTATCTAACATTAATAATTTCTACCTTTTTTATATTTTTTGTTTACATTTTTTGCACCAAACTGTGGAACATACTTTGTTGCCTCTGATGAAGTAAGTACATCATATACATCTTTAGCTAACAACGCAGTACCTACGCCAGGTATTAAACGTGACGCACCTTTAGCTGCAAGTTTTGCACCTCTAGCAAGTACTGCTTTTTTAGCAGTTCCTGATATAGCTTTTTTGTTTAACTTGACAGGCGAAGATGTTCCTGATTTGTATACAGGTTGTTTACCACCTACATATTTACTTCCTGGAACTTTTCTTGTTTTTGTATCGCTATCATAAATAGTAACTTTTTTACCTGAAGGTTTAAACTGTGTGCCACCAAGTCTTTGTTGTTTTACATCTAATGTGCTTTCTGCAGTTTTAGCTGTTTGATAACCAATAACATCACCTACAGTTTTCTTTACACCTTTTTTAATTGTAGGATTTTTACCTTTAGGTATACCAAACTTTGCTTTACTTACACCTTCACCACCCATAGCACTTTCTGTAAGATAACCTGCTTTTTTAAGTGACTTGGTATTTATTCTAGCGTCAATACCTTTTGGCACAGATGTAGGCATTGGTTTACCACCTTTACTTCTTGGACCTTTACCATATTTCATACCTGCTTCACGAAAAGTTTTTGGTTCAGGTTTTGGTTTATAACTTGAAGGTTCTATTTGTAAACTTTTTACACCTTTCATAGCTTGAGCTTTTTTAATTTTTTTAGGTTTGTATGGTCTTGCTACTTTGTATTCTTTAGCAAGGTCATCTTTAAGAGTATTGTATATATACTCATTCATAGCAGCGACTTTAGGTTTGCCTGAAGTCTTGTATGTTTTCTTTTTCTTAGCCATTATGAAATAATCCTGCCACCTATTTTAGCATTTATTTTTATTAGATTACCATTAATATCTGACATTTTTTCTTCTACAAGTTCCTTAATATCATCTATTTGACTAACGTTACTGTCACCTATTTGTACATTGTTTGTCAAGTTAATTTTAGAATACTCAATAGTTACAGGGTTTCCTATAAGTAATTGTTTTGCCACTTTATTATATAGCTTAGTGTACGCATCTCGGCTACCACCAATAAATCCGTCCTTACCATTATCTAAATCTGCTTGTGTATTACCTACTATTAAACAACCTGATGTATGTTCATCTGTATTGCCTGTATGAATAAGTATATATTCAAAGCCAGGTACGTCTTGTAACCAAAGCATACCTTTATGCATAGCACCATAACGTTCTGTATATTTTGCATGAAAACCACCAACAGTTCTAAACTTTATGTCGTATGTTCCTTCAGGTATGCAAGTTTCGTGCATAACTTTTACTTCTTGGTATTGGTCCTCTAGTGTATAACACTCAAATAAACCATCTACAAACAACATACCATTGGTAGCGTCTTGTCCAAACTGTGTTCTAATTACTTGTAATTTCATTTTCTATTATCCTTTTCTCGTCATTACACATGTCACTTCCGTGTTTACAATTACATACTTGTACAAATGAACCGTCATTATGTACATTAACTGTACACATTAGTTACCACCACAACAACCATTGCCGCAACAATCCATTATCTACTTACTCCTTTATTCTTTGGCTTATCTTTTCTAAATCCAATAGTTAGTAACCATATACCTAATGTAATAACGGTAGCTAAACCTGTTACTTGTTGGGCAGAACCTGTAAGTGTTAAGGTTGCAATAACTAAACCAACTAAAGTCCAACTTAAATTAAGCGTTTCTTTAATTGCTTCTACTATCCATTGCCATAATTTCTTTAGCATTAACTTCTCCTAAATACAAAAGCTGCCATACTAGCTATTCTAGTCAGAATAACAGGCACTACAACTTCTTGTGCTTTTTCCTTTTGGTCTTGGGTCATATCATCACCAATACTCGTAAGGTTTATTTCTTGTATATCTATATCCACCAAAACTTCTATAGGATTTTCAACAAATGTTTCAAACTGTACTTCTGTTACTACGTCAGCAAGTGTATAGTTTTCTACATCTGCATTTTCTACTGCACGTTCTACGTATTCTTCTACTGCTTCAGCAACTACTTCATCTGATTTAATAGCTTCTGCAACGATAGCAACATCTTCAGTTTCAACTTGTAGTACCTCAGCAACAACCTCAACCTGCTCCTCTGTAAGTTCTTCAACATCTTCTATAGCCTCCTCTACTATTGCTTGTACAACCTCTTGCACTTCTTCAGATACTTGTTCCAAGTTTTGTACACCAACATCTTGTACTTCTTCTAAAACTTCTATAACTTCTTCAGTTTCTAGTTCTTCAACATATTCTTCAATAACTTCAGCAACTTCTTCCTCTGACAAATCTTCTTCTACTACAGGTATATCTACAATTTCCTCAATGACTTCTTCAACTTCAACAAGTTCTTCAACGATTTCTTCCTCAGAAAGTTCTTCTGCAGGTTTCTTCTCAACATCTTCCTGTATTGGCTCAACCAAAACTTCCTCATCAATTTCTTCATCTTCCACCACAATAACAATGTCATCTTCTAAATCCTCCTCCTCAACAATAACCACGATAATTTCATCAGGTATATCATCAAGAATAATTTCTTCTTCTACAATTTCTATAATTTCTAATGTATCTTCTATTTCTTGTATTACATCTACAAATTCTTCTAGTTCTTCTTCAGATAAATCTTCAAGAATAATAACGCTATCTTCAAGCTCCTCTAATATAAGTAATTCTTCTTCAGCGTCTTTTTGTTCTTGAATTAAACGTTCTTCTTCAGCTTTAATTTCAGCTTCAATAGCAGCTATTTCTTCTTCTGTGAGTTCAATAATTTCTTCTTCAACAATTTCCTCTGTGAGGGTGTCATCTTCAAGTATTTCTGTGTCCAACTCATCATCTAATTCTTCGGTTTCGACAATATCAACAATAACATCAGGTACGTCAGAGCAATCCCCAGGTTGATAACCAAACCAATCTCCACTTTCTACGGCTTCCAAATATTGTTTATACGAT